AGCATTTAGAGACTGTTCGTCAATACATGAAAGAAGATGGATTATTGTTTCCTGCTGTATTTAAAGATGGTGAAATACATTGTGGTCATTATAGATTTAAAATAGCTAAAGAGATGGGTTATAATGGTATTGATGCTTATAAAGTAGACACCTTTAAAGAAGCGTTACACTTGACTAATTTTAGTCAGTTATGTTATAAGCATTACAAAGAATATAAAGATAAAAATTATGTATGAGTCATTAACAGAAGCAACTAAATTCCATGCTGTAAACCAAGATAATTGGATTGGTGAAGCATTAGCAGAATACAAACATCAAATTTTTAATTTAATAAAACAAAATAATATTAAATCTATTTTAGATTATGGTTGCGGTAAAGCAAAATTTCATTCCATCTTATTTAATAATAGAAAGGTTCCAGGATCTCCTATGGGTATAAATATAACTCCATATGACCCTGCAGTTGCACAATTTTCAAGTAAACCAACTGGTCAATATGATTTAGTTTTATGTATTGATGTTATGGAACATGTTCAAGAAGATAGAGTTGAAGAAGTTTTTAAAAATATATTTAGTTACAGTAATAAAGTATTTTTAACTATCACTTGTTATCCTGCTACACAAATTTTACTTAATGGTAAAAATGCACATTACACTATTAAAGAACCTGATTGGTGGAAAGAAAAGTTAAAACCGTATGATGGAAGTTATATTACAATATTTCAAACTAAACCCAATAGAGGTGGTGATGTAGTTAACAAAGAAGAGTGGAAACCTAATGCTATTACATTAAAAAAATTAGAAAAAAACGATAAAACATTAGATGAAACTCAAAAAGAAAAAGCAAAATTATTATAATGATTTTTCAAAACATAGAGCTGTATGAAACTGATAAGTTTCAATATTTACTAATTCACAAAAATGCGTCTAGTAGTATTGTAAATTGCATTAAACATTTAAACCCTATAGTCACAGACAAAATAAATATAAACAAAGTAAGATGGACAATAATCAGAGAGCCATATGAAAGATTTGTTTCAGGTTTAAAATATGACTTACAAAGACATAATTTAAATATTAAAGATATAGATTATTCTTCTTTATTTAATTCTAAAATTAATAAATTTTCAAGACTAAATGGTAATGTAAATCATACAACATCACAAGTTCCTTACTTAATAAATACTCACATTAATTGGTATATTGAAATGAAAGACTTAAATATTTTTATGAAAATGCACTTTGATAAAGTTGAATATTGTAACGAAAACAAAATTAATATAAAATTAGACCTAGATAAAAAAGAAATAATAAAATATCTAAATTTAGATTATTATGTATATAACAATATATTAAATTCTAATTACTTATGGAAATGGCAACAGGGTAAAATATTTTAAAATGATAAAATTAATAAACAAAAATAATAAATTAAATGAAACAAAAAATAGTTTAAATATTACTTATCCTAGAACTATAAATATTATATATGGTCATTATCCCTATCCAAATAAAGTTCATAATATGATTTTGGAAATAAAAAACAATCTTGACCCTAAAATGGATAATTATACAGCAGTAAAAGGTGAAATGACAAATTGGAAATATTTTATAGACAAAGATTCATTTAAAGATTTTTTTACTTTCGTAATTAATAAACATCAATCAACACATCCTAATATATTTGCTTATTTTTTAGAACGATCGTGTGTTATAGATGCATGGGGTAATGAAGTTAAAAAAAATGATAGTATTGATTTTCACGATCATAGATATTATCACGCAATTTTATATCTAACAGATGGAGCTGATTTAATTTTACCAGAACTAAACATTTCAATTACACCTAGAGCTGGTGATTATTATATTTTTCCTCCAATGGTACTACATGGTTTGGACAAACATAAAGATGATTTTACAAGATATTCTTTAATATGTAATTTCGACTCTATTGAACACTTTTCATTAAACAAAAAAATAGAAAAAATTTATGAAAAAAACAATAAATAAAAAAGCTAGTATAAATAATTTTATAGGTGTTTATGATAATTACATCACTAAACAAGAATGTGATAAAGCCATAAAATTATTTGAAAATCAAAATAAATTTAATAATACTTTAAATAGAATAGCTTATGAAAATTCTCCTATTTTACAGAAGCAAGATAAACAATTTTTTGCAGGAGAAAATAATATAGATGTCTGGTGGGAAGACTTAAAACCTTTGATGTTAAATTTTGATATAGCATGGAATCACTATATGCAACAAACTGGAGCAAGAGAAAGTTATGGAAAACCACAATTTGTTTATACCCGTTTAAAAATTCAAAAAACATTACCTACAGAGGGTTATCATGTCTGGCATTTAGAACATGGAGCTGCTTTTGAAATGCAAACTAGAGCTTTTGTTTTTAGTATTTATTTAAATGATGTGAAAGAAGGTGGAGAAACAGAATTTTTACATTTTTCTCAAAGGGTACAACCTAAAACAGGAAGAATAGTTATTTGGCCAGCAGGTTTTCCATATGTGCATAGAGGTAACCCACCTCTGTCGGGAAAAAAATATATCTTAACATCTTGGATGAAATTACATTAACAATGTCATTTGATGCTAAAATATCTGATTTGAAATTTCATATAGACGGTTTAGTTCCAAAAGATGTATGTAAATATTTTATAAATTTTTATGAAAATAATACTGATTACGCTTTCCCAGAAGAAAGCTATAAATATAAAACTAAAAAAACTGAAGAAGATAATTTTAAATGTTTAAACTTATCTCTACTTTATTTAAAAAATGAAAAATATAAAAAACCATTAGAATTAGCAAAAAAATATATATCTATAATGATAACTAATTATGTTTTACACATTCAAAAAAATATTTGTCCTACATTTGATCAAAAACTTATATCAAAATCAAATAATATTCGGATACTAAAATATGAAAAAGGACAATGTATAAAAGATCATTGTGATGTTGGTGGTTCTATACGAGCATCATGTACATTAAATTTAAATGAAGATTATGAAGGTGGTGAATTTAGATTTTTTGATGGTAAAATAAAACATTCTTTTAAAACAGGTGATGCTATGATATTTCCTGCAGAGCCTATTTGGATTCATGGAACTGAACCTATTAAAAAAGGTGTAAGATATTCTATTAATTGTTTTCTAGGACACTAATGAATTTAGTATATCACATATCAGATAAACTGTACTACATACAAAATTTTTTAGATTATAATACGTATAAAAAGATACACTATGATGTTTTTAAAAGTAAATTAATTAAACTTAATTCAACAAAAAAAATATGGAATAAGGAACTACAACACGGCTATAAGGATTATGTTGATAACACTTCTTTAGACACTAATTATAAACCATTACAAAAAATAAAAATTCTATTAGAAAATAACCCTTTTTATAAAATTAAAATAAATAAATTCAAACCTTTGATTCATTCTATGAAAGATAATTCTGGCATAAATTGGCATGATGATTATGGTTGGCAATATGGAATAACTTATTATATAAATTATAAATGGAATTTGAAATTTGGGGGTGAGTTTTTATTTAAAGATGAAAAATCTTATGGGTTTATACCTTTGGTAGGAAATTCATTAGTTATAGTTAAGGCTCCTCTTAATCACAAAGTAACTCCTGTTATGAAATCAACAGTTCCTAGAAAAACAATACAAATTTTTATTAATAATAAATGATTAAAATAATAGATAATTTTTTTAAAGAAGAAGATTTAATTAAAATTCAAAATTTTGCTTCAACTAAAGCCTGTTATGTACCTCAGTTTTTTGACCACACAAAAGAAAAAAATAAAGAAAATTATTATGGAGATAGATATTATTTAGACTCTAGCCCAGAACTGTTAGACAAATTTATCAAACAAACTGAATTAAAATTTAAAATTAAAATAAAAAAATTAAATAATTTATCTGGTATTGATCAAAGAAATTTAGATCATTTTAAACCACATCAAGATGATGCTAAAATAAATATTATGATAATGTTAAAAGGTATAACAGCAGTTACAAATGGAACAGTTTTTTATAATAAAAAAAATAATAATTTAGAATTAGACACTCATGTTGGCTTTAGAGAAAATAGAGCAATATTGTTTCCATCAAATCATTGGCACTCACAACACGCAAGTAATATTCCTAATATGATAAGATTTACTGCTACTTTATTTATTGAAGATTATGAAGAATAAGAAGTGGGTCTTGGACCTAATCTAGCTATTTTTTCAGCTTCAGTTTCGGGTACAACTTCATCATTAACAACTAGAAGATTTACATCCCAATCATTTTGAATTTTAACCAAATACATTGGATCCCATCTAGTAGAAAATTGACTTATATCTCCAAGATTAGCGTCAGCATATGATGAATTAGGAGTTTCATCTCTATACTCTACTTCATCTGAAGTATTAGATGTTCCATATTGAATTGCCCAAATGTTTGAAAATTTTGATTGATTCCAAAAAGCATCATCATCAATTATAAAAGCAATACCTTCAGAAGCACCTTCTGCATAATTTTTAGTTATTTTTTTGTCATCAAATACTACTGCCCAGTTTCCTTTACTTGCCATTTTATCTCCTAAGTTTTTATAATATAAATTACTGTTAAATATGGTTGAACAACTGATGTTGCGTCACCTGCAAAGTTTGCACTCATATTGTGTGAGTGTCCACTACCATCTCCTCTGTTACCTGTGTAAAATCCACCACCCATTGCAGCATTATGGTAAGCATTACTCCCACCTGTAAATGGTTGTCCAACAATTAAGTGATTGTGAGATGAAAGTTGTGGAGTAGATAAAGTTGCGTTAGCTGTTGAACCTCCAACGTTTCCAGTTGAAGACACGGTATTTGCTCCGCCAGTTGATGCTAATGCTTTAGTTCCAGATTTTCCAACTGCTACATTATCTTGTAAGTCTGGGACATTGAAAGTTGTTGAACCATTACCTGCACCATAAGTCGTACCGACAATTGCAAATAAATCTGCATACGTTGATCTTGAAACTGCAGAGCCGTCACATTCTAAAAAACCAGATGGTACAGAAGAATCTGACCACGGCACAATAGTTGCTGTTGGAATACCTTCAATACCTGTAAGGTTAGCTCCATCAAAATCGTATCTAGTTGCTTCGTAGTTTGCCATATTCTATTTCTCCCTATAAGTCCAACCTGTTGTAGCGTCTCCAGAATATACTAAACTGAAACCAGCACCT